TGTATGTGGTGCATTATTATGGATGATATTGCCATTGTTAATCCTAATAAGGGTCAAGAGGATCCATCATTGAATGAGATAATTATGATTAATAATGGTGTTGCAGTGTGTCCTCCTCAAGCAGATTTAGAAAACAAGGGTAAAACCCCTTTGCGCCCTGATCTGTTTATCGGTTCCACTAATACCAAAGATCTGAATGCTGATTATTGGTTTTCGAATGGTGCGGCCATTAAACGCCGTTTTCCTTATGTTATTACATTGGAACCAAAACCTCAGTATGCTCGAGATGATGCACCAGACATGTTGGATGGAAATAAAGCACCATCAGTACTAGAAGGTTGTTATCCAGATTTATGGAATATTACTCTTTCGAAGGTTGTGGTTGTTCCCGGACCAAATGGTTCAATCAAGCAATCTACACGAGAAGATGTGATTTCACAGTTTAGTAGTATCTATGACTTCCTTTTACATTTTAAAGTTATTTGTGATGACCATAGGTCGATCCAAAACAAGATGATGGTCTCTGAGAAGATTACTAGAAGTGTGAGTGTGTGTGATGCATGTTTTCTACCTAGTGGTGTGTGTAAGTGTGTTCAGCTCCAATCTGGAGAAATTGATATTAACTTAGATGCTAATGGATATTCCACCTGGGGTTCAGCTTTCCTTTTAGGAGGTTTGGCATTTGATCCAGCAAGAGTAAATATTGTAGAATCTGTCTCAAATTTTACTGAGCAAATTCAAGGAAATATTGTTGATAGAGGTGTTCAAGTTACAAAAGATGTAGCTATTAGGTTAGCTAGTGAATGTGGAGAACGTATGAAAGCCTCTTTATTATCACCAAAGATTGGTTGGTTGTTAGCAGGCATTGCAGGCTTTATCGGATTATACCAAACAGGTAAATGGATGTACAAGTTATATAATGATGAGACACCTTTGAACCTACAGACTATTGAAACTCGTCGACCATCTGGATCAGACGAAAAAGAAAATGTTTGGATCAAATCCGATTACAACACTGTTTCTCTAGATTTGAGCGAACCTACTAAATCATGGAATTCACTTCCATTTACTCGAGTTTTGAAGAATATTCAAAATAATGTGGTAGCTATGGAGGTAAGATATGAAAAGAATGGTAACCGAAAATTGCGATGCGGTACAGCGTTGAATTTGGGAGGCCACTTGTATGTATCCAATTTGCATCATTTTTCGGGCTCTATTTCAATGGATGTTAATGTAACTCTATTGACTGAACCTCGTTCCCAAGGGGTCACGAACAATGTGTCTTGTGATCTGGATCATTCTAATTTTTATGTCATCCCTGATCGTGATTTATGTTTTTTTGAAGTTTTGGCCACTAGTCCATTTAAGCGTATTTCTCAATTTTTTCCAAAGAAGACCTTACAAGGCAAATTTGATGGTGCTTATCTCATCTCGCGACGAAATGCAGAAAAAGTAACATTACCTGTCAAATCTATTGTTCGTAATAATAATCTATTCGTTGATGCACTCAATTTATGTATAGATTCGTGGGAAGTTAAATTACAGCAAAATACTAAAGAGGGTGATTGTGGAGCAGTGCTAGTTGCTCACACTCCATTGGGTCCTGCATGTGTAGGTATCCATCAAACTGGAGGTGTGGATAATATGGCTACTGCTATTGCAATTTATGATGAGGATATTCAAAAGGCAATTATTCATTTTAATCGTCCATTGATTAGTCAAGAGAACCCAATTATGGAGGGTGGTCAGGAAAAGACTCTTTTACCATTAAAACATAAAAGTGTTTTTCGCTTTATTGACGATGGAACTGCTAAAGTTTATGGTACATTGAGTGGAGTACGATCATGTACGAAATCCAAAGTCACTGCTACTTACATGCAAGAGGCAGCATTGAAGAAGGGTTATGTTGTTCGTGGTGGTGCCCCTGTTATGCGATCATGGGTTCCTCACAGAGCAGCTGCTATTGATATTGTGCAACAAAAGCATAAAATTGTACATAGTAGAATGAAAATGGCCAGAGATGGTTATATTCAAGATATTCTGGATAGAGTATCCCAGGAGGATTTGGAGGAATTGAAATACCCTTTGGATTTTAAGACCACCATTAACGGTATGCCTGGTGTCCAATTCATTGATAAAATTAATAGACAAACTAGTGCTGGATTTCCTTTTTACCATTCAAAGAAGACTCATTTAGTTGAGACTGACGGTGAAGGTATTTGGCAAGAACCTGTTGATGTCACTCCTGATATCAAAGAACGCTATGATAAGATGATGGCTCGTTATAAAGACTTGCGAAGAGCATCACCCATTTTTGTGGAACATCTAAAGGATGAGGTAAGATCATTTAAGAAAATTGCTGATGGTTTGACACGTGCGTTTAATGGTGGTCCATTTGACTGGTCTATTATTGTGCGTCAATTTCTGTTGCCATTTGTGCGTGTATTCCAAAAGAATAAATATATCTTTGAGGGTGCACCCGGCACGGTTGCTCAAAGTATTGAATGGGATCAAATGCGATCCTATCTTATTCAACATGGTGTTGATAGAATGATTGCAGGAGATTTCAAGGCTTTCGATAAGAATATGGGAGCGGAATTGATTCTATATGCGTTCGATGTTATTATTGCCGTTTTGCGTTGTGCCGGTATGGATGAGGAGTGTATAAATATCATTTATGGTATTGCTGAAGATACTGCTTTTAGCTGGTGTGATTTTGATGGAGATCTTGTTGAGTTTTTAGGGTCCAATCCATCTGGACACCCTTTAACAGTTATTGTTAATTGCATA